TCGGAGCCGCCGACATACCGGATTAGCGCTGACTGCACTTGGGCGTCGCCGTCCGCCGGGTATTCGTCCCCTTTAGTGATATCAACCACAATCCTTATACCAACCTCGGCTGCCCGCGAAAACTTAACTGTATGCTGCTCGCCGCCTAAATCCTCCACGGTCATCGTAATATCGCCGTACGCCTCGATGCCGGCCGACTTGGTCGCGAAAATCGTTTTTGCGATCTCCTGATCATCTCCGCCCAACACATAGGCTTGAAACGACGTCGGCGGACGCCCGGCGCTATCCATCACCTTGCTTGTATTTTCGATTACAGCTGCCGCCCGGACTCCGTCTAGCCGTAGCAGAGTGCCGCGCAGGGCATCCACACTCGCCGCCCCGCCGCCGGCGGTAGATTGTTCAAAACGACTTCGGAACTCTGCGTCCGTCTCTTTTTCCCGGCCTCCGGTGACTGCGGCGGCATTGGTAACTGCTGTCACGTTCGGGTTTGGGTTTACGATTACGGTGATTGTACCAGCTGCTACATTACTTCCGGACCCGGATTCCAGCGCTTCGATGGCGACCGTGCCCGCGCCACCTGTCAGCACGACATCCGCCGTCGTCTGGTAAGTCAATCCGGACTCTGTCGCCGACCTGAATCCCGCCTCTACCGTGTAACCATCCGTCCCGGTTAAGGTAACTTCCCCTGTTGCTCGCCGTTCCAGCGCCCGGCTGATGCCAACCTGCGGGCCAAGGCGGTCCAGATTATTTCCGGTAGCCGTACCAATATACCCGCTGTTGTAGATGTCCTCGGCTAAGCTCCAGAGGATGGACAAGAACCAGGCGAATATCCGGAGAATAATGCCGAGCGGTGACCGGACAGAGGTATTAACGGTGTCTCCGAACGCTTCCTTGGCTTTGTCCTCCATCGCGGCCAGCAGGTCGTCAAAGCGCATGCGTTTAAAGCCTGTGCTATCCAACAACGGTTTCCACCCCCTCCACCGTTATTATGTCGCCATTGACGCCAGTTGCCGCGATGGTCGCGGTAAACGTCCGGTTCGCCCGGTCGAAGACCACCTCAACATTGTCCACCGTCTGAATTCGCGGCTCCTGGAACATGCCTTCGGTCAGTTCGTCCCGGACATCTTCTTCCGCTACTCCTTTGCCGGTGATCCGGCTGAAATCAATGCCGAAATCAAGGTCCAAGAACCATTCGCCTTTATTTGTACCCATTGCCATCCGGCAGCTCTGTGCGATTTCTTCCGGCCCTGAGACCAACTGCAGCTCGCCGCCAACGAATACCAAATCACCGGAAGCATCCACTTTTAAAGACAACATGGCATCAGCCCCACAATCACCGCATCATTCCGGCTGTGTCGCCGGGCTGTATCTGGTGCGGCCACCTGGCCGGATAGCGTGTTTTGAATCTCCGCGTCACAGCAGACCACAAGAACCGTATCACCGACGTGCAGGGCTGGGCGCAGAACCGTCTCCGCGCCGCCGATCAGCACCCGCAGGCCGGTCACCGGGACGTCCAGCAGCGGCGCCGGGGCCTCGTCTCCTGTCTGGACGAGCGGCTGAACATCAGCCACCAGTGTCGTCGGATCAAATTTCAGCACCTTGCAAGTCATGGCGACATCAAGATTTTCCGCTTGCCGCCCGCTATGAGCGGATAAGAGTTTGCCGAGCGCTGCGGCCGCGCTTGATTTGCTCACATAATCGCCTCCACTTCCGTAACGAAATCACCTGTATTCGAAAACTTGTGCGTCCCGCTCCGTACGTGCAGCTGGCCTGACCACTCCCGGCAGGTCAGTTTTATAACCGAAGCCGTCGTGATCCGGCGCTGTAACTGCGCGGATAGGTTGTACCCTTTGTGGCCGTCCTGTTCAAAGTATTCCGGACTCCCAATCAGCCCAGTATCCGGGTTAAGCTCAAAAACGGAGTCGGCGCCGATCCGGAGCGGGCGGACATACAATTTGCCCTGGTTAATGTAAACCGTCGTGCCGCAGTCCTTCGCGACCTCGGCGACAATATCAGTGACCTTGCCTTTTGCGCTGTACCCGCTCTTGTAGCGGTAATCCTTGGCGAGCTGCATCTGCGCCACCGGCAGGCCGATCATTCCGGCCAGCTGCTTAATGACGGCGCTGGCAAGCGTCCCCTTAGCGAAGGCGATCTCCTTTTTGATCTCCCGGGCGGACAGGTCCTCACTGTCCAGAACATTAATCGTTGTGATCTTGTCCACCCCGTCCCATTTGGTTCGGACCGCCGATATGCGGCCGTGTAGGATGGTCCCGACATCGCCTTTATATCCAGCGTTGACCATCAGCACACCGTTTTTGACAATCTTGTTGATGGTCGTCTGAGCTAGGTTCCAGATCCGGATTTCTGACTCGTTCGGAAGGGCGTCACTGTCAAAGGGGATGGTTCCTTCCATCGTGTACTTTGCCAACGAAAATGACATGTTGGCCGTCATCACCTCGGCGACCCGGCCGAAATTTTTAAGTGCCATCGTCTTCATCCTCTTCCACGATATATAAAAACACGCTGGTACCCAGCGTGTTCCAGGTTACTTCCGCGCTTTGTTCTGACTCATCCCAAGGGACCAAAGGTAACTTCGGGAATCGGCTATCCCACACATCCACGAATAGCGATTGCCCATAGATCAGCTTTTCGCCCACAACCAACGTATTACCGTCGGCATCCTCCAAGTCCAAGCTGAAGAAATCACACTCGGCATTGTAGTGGATTTCGATGGTAAATAACTCATCGGCAATCGTAATATCGAAGCGATACGGGATGCTGTCCTTGTCTATCTCGATGTAATCCATCGACCCACCTCACAGTAGATTTCCGGTACCCCATTTGCTACCGGGCTTGATTGGGGCGCGCTGCGGCTTGTTTATTACGCTGCTGGCAGCACTGGCCTTAGAGCTTGTCTTGCTCTTTTTGGGTTTGGGTTTAGGTTTGTGTTTGGACTTTGGCTTGGATTTGGACTTGTTTTTTTTCTGCTGCGTTCCTTTGTTATCTACCGCAGCCGCTTGCGACTTTACCGGGGCTGGCAGCCGCGAAACGTATGACGATGTAGCGATACGGACCTCTCGCAAATCCAGTGTAAAGGTCATGCCATTCGCAATTGTATAATCGCGGCTGGTGCTGAATGTCGTAATAACCCCGGTAAAAGCAGTACGGCCAATATATTTCACGATTTTCCCTTTATCTTTGGCAGCGATAATATACGCTTCGGTCTTTGCCGCATTGGTCCCGACGATCCGGCCTGACAGTGAAAGCGTGCGGGCGCCAGCCTGGACGTGATCAACCAGATTGACGCCCTTTTCTACCGGATTTTCCGTAACGGTAACCGGATAATCTGGGGACTCTGACTCAACCGTGATATACTTGCCATCGATCTTAGCCATTACGCACCTTCCAATCCGGAACTGCGCAGAACCGATTCAATAATGTTCAGTACCTCATCGTGAATCGTTGCTCGAAGACTGGAGACCGTCTTACTGTCGGCGTTGCCCTGTACCGTGATACTAATGACCGGGCTGACCGTTGTTTGTCCGCCGCCGGAAGATGTGCGCGCCGGAGCAGATTCGGGAGTATATGCCTTGTTTTCATCCGCTGTCAGGACACGTTCGCCTTTATGTAGTTCGGCAATGTATCCGTCCCAAGGTACGTAAGGCAGGCCCTTTGCAAAGCTGCCGTTAACAACAGTTCCGCCAAGAACAGCATCAGGCGCAACCGACACATTCGCGGATGCTTTGAAGCCGAAAGCTCCCTTAACCTTTTTCGTAAAATCTATGCCCATCTGTTCAACTTTAGAAACAAGTGAAGACGCCATGGACCCGACACCATCAATCAAACCCTGAATGATATTCCGCCCGATCTCAAATAGATTGATTCCGGACAGAAATCCCTTCACCTTGCCCCACATATCAGATACCGCAGTATACATCCGCGTGCCCGCAGACTTAACACTGCTCACGATGCTATTCCAAATCCCCTTGATTTTGTTCCAGACTTGGGTCATGAGGCTGGCCGTGGTGGATCTCACTTTGTTCCAGGCGCCCGTCACCGCGCTCCAAACGCTAGATGCCGCACTGGACACGGTACTTTTAATGCCTGACCACACGGATTTCAGCCATGTCCACACCGCCGTAAACACCGCAACGGTCACCGCCTTGACTTTATCCCAGTTCCTGATAATCAAGCCCACAGCCAAACCAACCGGCCCTCCTATGACGGCTAGGAATATAAATCCCCAACGCTTCAAGAAGCCTGTCACCGCGTTAAAGGCTGTGACGAACGCCCTGGGGACAGTAACCTTGAAAAAATTGAGTACAGCCATGGTTGCCGACTTGATGCCCGACCACATTCCATCCACGAATGCCCGGAACTTATCGGATTTTTTATACGCAATCACCAGTGCCACGCCCAACCCGATCAGCGCCGATACAATGAGGCCGATGACATTGGCCTTGGTCGCCAAGTTGAATAATTTCTGGGCAATGGTCGCCCGCTTGGTCCACAGCGTTTGCAGTTTGGTTACGACGGCCCAGGCTTTGGTAGCGACGGTAATGGCGGTCATCGTCACCTTAAACGTCGCGACGGCAGCAGCAATTCCGGTGATCGTCGGTAAAAAACCTTCCCACTCATAAAATTGATTGGCGACGCCGCCTACGCTCGTACCAATCGACTGAATTTGCGGCCACAATTGGACGGCTGCCGTCACCAATTTTTCCCCAATCATCACGGCCACCGGTTGAATCGCCGTCCACAATTCCCGAGCTTTGTCAGCCAATTGGCTGAGCGCCTGACCCGCAAAAGACCCGAACTGCTGAAGATATGGCAAGGCCACCTGTATCCAACTGCCTACCTTATTGATCGCCGCACCCAACCCATCACCGACCGCGTTGCCAAACGCGGTAATCTGAGGTTGGTGCGACGTAATCCATTGCCCAAATCGGTCTAAATACGGCAGCAGTTTTTCGCCGAGCGGAATTAAGAACCCAACCTCCACTTGTCGGCCGAGGAAGCTGAAGACCTGGCCGATGGAGGTGAATTTAGTCGCGTTGAGCTTACCCATGGAGTCCCTTGTCATATCGAATTGGCTGCGAACAGTACCCATAGCGGTGATAACGCCTGCCTGCAGGTCCTCGAATTGCGTACCGAATAAATCCGTAGCAATTTGGTTCTGTCTCATCGGGTCCTTCACGTTCTTGATTCCTTGGACAACCTGAGTAAACGCCTGCTGCGCTGCTGGCCCGCCTCTCGCGAACGTGGCTACCATCTTTTGGGCATCAAATCCAAGCATTTTGAACCCTTCAAGCGTCGCCTTGTTCGTAATATCCCGCGCCCTCAGGTTGAACTCCTTCACGGCATCGCCGACTTTATCTAAATTGAATGCGCCGGAAGCTGATCCAGCTGCCAGTGTGTCAAACATCTGATTCGCATTAAATCCCAGGCTCACGAACTGATTGGAGTATTCATTCAGGGAGTCCAACATTTCGCCGCTGAAGTCGAGCCCATTCTGTTTGCCTTGGGCGATAAGGTTGAACGCTTGATCCGATGTGACGCCGAAGTTCTTCATCATCGTGTCAACGGTCCGAATGGATTCCGGAACCTCGATGCCAAAAGTATTCCTCAAAGCTAAGGCGTTCTTCGTGGCCCCCTCCAAGGCCCCGCCTGTCATACCGGTGATTTGCTTCACGCTCGCTATAGACTGACCCAAATCGTCCCACGATTCGCCGTAATTGGCCGCATACAGGTCCTTGGCAATGCCTTTCGTCTCCTCCATCTGCTGCGCGGTCATGCCAGTTGCATTCTGGATTTGGTTCATTGCCGATTCATACTTTCCAGCTGCATTTAAAGCTGCTACCCCTATGCCAACCGCCGCCGCACCCAGCGCCGCGCCCATGCCGACTACGCCTTTGGTCAGCATTTTGACCTTGCCGTCAGCTTGGTCTATCCCTTTGCTGTTAAACTTGAAACCGACCGCATACATCAAGGAATCAATAATCCCGCCGGCCATATTCCCTCCTTTCCGGACAGCAAAAAACGACGCCCGGGAAGGGCGCCGCTATTTCTTGTCCTTATTCGCTTTTTTCATTTGTTCGATGTGGATATCCAGCGCGGCATTCGCCTCAGCGATATCGTCATCATCCATTTCCATCAGGTCCCGATAGGTGATTCCCATATCAGACAGCAGCAACCGCCACTGGTTCCAACGCTCTGTCGCCCGGCGACGGGCCTCAGCCCTCGTCAGCGTCATCTTCCGATTCCTCTTCAGAGTCGGTAATGAAGGCGAATGCCTTGCCTACGACTTCGCCCAGCTCTTTATATGACTCAAAATCGTCGATGGTCATTTTTGGATCGACTACAACATGGGCCAGCATTTCGATTGCCATCTTTTCATCAGATGGAATCCCGTGTTTATTTTTAATCCGGTCCGTGATTTTGGTCACGTTACGAACTCCCGGATGCTGCAAGATGTATTCCTTGCCGGATTTGGTTGTGATCGTCTTCTTTGTAAAGGTTGCTGCCATGGTTTATTTTCCCCTTTCGGTAATTAGATTAGATTAGTTCATCGCCAGGTCAAGACACTGGAATTCGTATTCGCGTTCCCCGGCCTCGCTGCCATACTCCCGGTCCGCCGGCTTTTTGAGAAATGCCTGCGTCGCCGTGTTGGTCTCCTTCGGAGTGCCGTTATAAACGACGGATACCGGAACCAGCGTGCCGCCGTTTGCCAACTTGTCCAAAAAGGAACACTGCGGACTGGAGATTTGCAGCGTAACCGTAATGGTTCCGAGTGGATTATTTACCTTTGACCGCACAACGTCGCCCTGAGCGCCAACCGAAACTGACCAATTTTCTTCATCCTTTGCCACCGTTACTAAATCCTCGCCAAATCCAGTAAGGTAAACACCACCGACAATGACGGCGATGTCTTTTGCATCATACGTTTTTACTTCTGCCACGATTTATCGCCTCCTTACGCAAATGTGATGGTGCCTTGGATGGCCGCCGAGTGGATCGCACCCGCCAAGACGAACGAGAACTTACCGTCCGGATACGTCCGAGCCGCAATATTGGCCGGGTCCACTTCGGACCGACGTGGAAAGGTCGTGGTAAACATCGGTAGTCCGTCATCGTCCGTCGCAATCATGCCATTGTTAAACGCCCGCTGAAGCACAGTCCGCACCTGGCCCTCGATCATGGCAATGCCGGTATTGTCAAACGGCACCTTTTGGCGTTGATCTTGTACAGATCCGAATAGCGTCTGAACAGCATTTTGGATCGAAAATACGACGTAATCCTGGCTATGAACCAGATCAATGAAGGAACCGGATACTGTCTCGCCCTCACTGGTGACATTGCGTCCGGCCTTGGTCACATACGTATTGGCACCTCCTGCATGTATAGCCGCTAACTCCGTAGCCGTCAGGTCCAGAGGGTCGATGCCGACGAGCGTCCAGTCCTTCCAGGTCACCGACCCCACAGGCAGGCTTCCAACCGCGCCAACCCAAGCGGCATCCGGATAGTTGGCGATGTCCTCATGATAAATGACAGCCGTTCGTTCGTACTTCTTAGCCTTGATCGTGGCAAGGTCCGCCTGCGTAGCAGATCGGGCGATGTATTGCCGGGACTTGTCCGCTTCAATGATGTCTGCTACGGCGATAATATCCGCCGCCGCCGCGCTCGTCTGAATTAGGAAATGCCAATCCTTCAGCAGCATCGACGCCATAAAGTCTTCGACCGTATCCGGTGTCGCCCCCGTCTTGCGCTGGGCGACGGCGATTTCTGCCGGCGGATTCTTCTGGGCGAATAAAGATTTTGCGGCTTTGTACTCTTCGGTGCTGGCCGCGTAGTCTGCCGCCACGCCAGCCAAGTCCGAATAAGATTTGTATTCCTTGCCAGCCGCCGATGTCCCAATAATCAAGGGCTTACCAAAGCCCAGGATCGGCGTCGGTGTCTGGACCGATATTGTAACGGTAACGTCACTGAGTCCTGCCAAAATAATCACTCCTTTGTAATTGGTGCTGTTTCAATCCAAGTTAGAGGCGACTCAACGATGTCTAACGCTCGGAAATCAATGTCAAAACCCTGCCGACGTTCCCATTCTTCACCTATGTTTATATCACGGTTCTGCACCTCTCCGACCCGGATCACGACGATATCCAGTGTGTCCCGCAGCAGTTCCGCTCCGGCCACCTTAAACCAGTCCTGCGCCTTCATAGCGTTCTCGACGCTGTCGTCAACCGAATCGGCATAAGAAAGGACGGAAGCGGTAAAGGTCACGGTCTTACTGCGGATAACCTTGTCAGCCTCCTGGGTGATGATTGGCCGCCCGTCGTCCGTATCTCCGAAATCGCTGAAGTTGTACGTCAGAAATGAACCTTTCGGCATGTCCCCGCCGTCGTTAAGTGGGATCACTGTGACACCAGCCGCCGCCTTGAGCCCACGGGCGATTGTCAATCTAATTTGCCTGTACGGGAGCATTGGCGACCACCTTCCGGAGTAAATATGGGGTTACGTCGGAATAAGGGCGCTCTGTCGTCTCGTCTACCTTGTACTGCACGCCGGATACCTCGACAAGATCACCCGTGGAGTGCTTGGCCGTCGTGTACAACATGCGGTCTGTCTCCGTGTACACGCCACCTTCGGTCGCCCGGAGGCGGGCGCTGACAGGCTGAATGCTTCCCCGGTGCGTCACCCGCTCCGGAGTCGCCGGTATCCAATCGCCGTCATCGTTACGAATTCCTCCAGCCATCCGGACGACATCATATGGTTGCTCGTATTTACGCAAGATTCCAGCAAAGCCAAATCTCCGCATCGTTATTCACTCCTTGGTACAACGTCATAGGTCAGCGAGTCGCGCAGATCCTCGTCCCGCTGCAGCAGCTTGTTCGGGCCGCGCTTGATCCGGGCATACCGGGCCGAGAGCGGGGGCTGCCGGATGCGGTCAAAGTTTTTGACCATACGGTCGAGCCCTGTTTCGCCGATTTCTTGCATCAGCTCGTCCACCCGCTTGCGGCCTCTGGCGATCTCTCCGACACTGGCGCGGACCAGCTTGCCAATGGGAGTCTGGCCTTTTCGCTTGCCAGAACCAATAAAGGAACGGGCTGGGATGTTCATTTTGACCGAACCGTATTCATGGACACCTGCGATCATCGCCAGTTCAGCATCGCCCTGCATGCCGATACGGACCTTTTGCTGCATCAGCGGCCGCAGCCGGGCTGCGAGCTCGGTCAAAATATCCTCCCCGGTTACTTCTATTCCGGCGCGCCGGCTGCGCGTTCGCTTCCGGCTCATAGGTTAATGTTCCGGTACGGACCGACAAGGGCCCGCACGGCCACCGGCATCTTTCCGTCATCCTGGGCATAGGTGACGGATAAATCTCCCACCCGCTCCGCTATGACGCCCGGCTCCCGCTGCATCTGCTGAATCATCAGAATACATCCGTACTCGATATCAGCCGGCAGCGTTGCCGGAACATCGTTTGTTGCATCCACCGGTAAGATGTATCCCGCCGTGTAGACTACAGATACCGGCTTTGTGCTCGACCATCCCGGCTTAATGATCATGCCACGGTCTTTCTCAATGGTGTAATCTTCAAGGCTGGTATCTCCATTAATCGAGACCACTGATTCTATCGGGTAGTTTCTGAGTAGCACATACTCGCGCTGCTCAGGTTTGACGGTTTCTGTATACTCTAACCGGCCGAATGATCGGTTGCAGTGCGTCTCGATGGCGGCGCTAGCTGCCGGAATCAATAGGTTAAGGATATCGTCGTCGGCCGGATCAGCCCGGAGCATTGTCCGGGCCCGCTCTACTGTGGTCAGCATTGTCATAGTCCACTTCCTTACGACGCCGCTGGTCTGTACGCGACATCTTCAACGAGTTCAGCAGCGAGCAGCGTTGCGGCGTTACTGGCCGCATAAGACAATCCTACGAATTTACCTTGCGGAATCGTGGCTGGATCAATGCAAAAATCCACGACAGAACTGCCGGTCGCCCCGGATACCGTGGCCGCTTTTCCGTCGGTTTGACGGACGCCGTTAATGTAAATCGGTACATTAACTGGGTAATCAACGGCATTCGTACCGGTTGCATTGTCTGCGAATCGCAATGTAAGCGTAAGGTCTGCGGCATTCCCCTTAGTGACGATAGCTCGATAGGTTTGCCCCATCACACCAGGCGTTGGGGATAAATATGCCTGAGCCGCTGTTCCGGTGGGTTGAGCGGCCAGCAGTACGCGAGACCGGAAACGTTCAACCAATTTAGTAATCATGAATATACCTCCTAAGTGGAAAAATGGTAGCCGCCCAAAGGCGGCGCAGAACTAGGATCGAGTAGCCAATGTGACGAACGGGCTACGCTGATTAGCCGAATTCTTGATTGTCAGCTTTTTGCTCACCTTCGGCATGCCGTTGGCGCGGAAGATGAAGCGGAAGCAGTTTTCGGCCGTGAGAAACTGCACATGGATTGATGTCGCTGCATCTACGCCGCCTTTATAGGCGAGCATATATTGCGAGAAGTCAACAAAGTTGATATCGCCCTGGGAACCGAGCTGCGAGCAGTGATCGCACTCGACGATGGCGCGGCCGCGCAACGAATCAAGCTGCCCTGTTTGAGTTGCGGGCAGGTATACCGGAACGCCGCCAGTCCCTACCGGGAAGGAAAGGAAGTCGAGTTGTTCGTGCGCATCCGGATGCATCAACCAAACACCCTTAGATTTGTCGCGGGCGCGATTGTACATCTTTGAAAGATTCTGCCAAAGGATCGTCCCCGCTTCTTGCCCGGTTTCCTTGGCGACAGCCACAAGGGCAGGGCTGCTCAGAATGCCGAGCGGCTTGCCGACTCCATCCCCTGTGCAAATCGCACTCTCAAGCGTGCGTGTAATCGCCGTTTCAAACGCCCGCGTGTACAGTGTATCAACGAAGCTGGAGTCACTGTCGAGTTCATAGGTGGCGTAAGCGAAGCCCATCAGTTTTTCGAGCTTCAGCTCCTTCTCCTTCAGCGATGGTTGAGACTTGGCGACCGTTGCGGCTTCCGCTGCCCAATAAACGCGCACTCCGCCGAAAACAGAGGTGCTTACATCTTCCTCCTCGATGTCAACCCACTTCACAGCGTTCGAACCATCCTTCACTTCGTAACGGTCCACCCGTGGCAGGATGTCACCGGCCATTGCCGCCGATTCCATCATCAATCCGGCAAAGTCGGTTTGTACAGCGAATCCGCCATCAGAGCCGACGGCCACGTTACCGCCCATGGCATTATGAACCGTCCGGAGATTGTCCGAAACTTGACCCTGAGCGGCGAGCTTAATATCCCGAAGCTGCTCAGTCAGATTCTTGTAAGGCTTCGGAAGAGGCTCATTAATCGCCTCGATAACCGGCTTGTTTACCGGCGCTTTGTCCTTCGCTTCACGATTAGCCAGGTTCTGCAGACGCTCGATCTGCTTCTCGTTGGAGTCATATTCTTTCTCCATATCATCGAAGCGGGTTGCTTCTTCGTCCGTCAGCGTCGCCTTGTCCGCCAGAGCCCGCATTTCAATAAGCAACGCGCTCTGTCTTGCTAGCAATTTTTCCAAATTCATCGTGTGTACCTCCCGTGTACATGTACTTTTTCGCGCAATGAGACGCGCTGTTGTATAGTGAGCATCCGGCTGTTAGCCGGAGAATCTCCTGTCTGTTCGGGCGTTGGTGCTGCTCCATTCGTAGTCTGAAGCTTCTGCCATTGCTCAAAGAACCGCTGCATGGCAGTATTCGCGCTGTTGACAATTGCCAGGCGGCTAAACGAATAGGAGTTCTGCACGGGCTCCTCGTCGGGGACAACCTGCGCGTACAGCATGCCGTCGGCAAATCCGTCGGCCATCGCTTTCCGCGCACTCATCCATGTTTCTTCATCCATTAACCGAGATATTTTGTTTCGGCTAAGGCTTGTCTTCGTCTGATATGCGTTGATGATGGTTTCCTTCACCTCATCCAGAACGTCAGCCGTATGACGCATGTCCTTCGCTTCTCCGGATGCGCTCGACCATGGATTGTGAATCATCAAGATGCTGGCCGGGCTCATGAGCACTTCGTCAGCCGCCATGGCGATAACAGATGCCGCAGATACGGCTTTTCCGTCGATCTTGGCCGTGACCTTACCTTTGTGCTCTTTCATGGCGTTGTAGATGCCGGCAGCCGCGAAGACATCGCCGCCCCAGCTATCAATCCAGACCGTGATGTTTTTGCCCTTATGCTCCGCCAAGGCTTCGCGAAAAGCATTCGGCGTCGCAGCTGGTATCCCAAACCACTCGTAAATCCAAGCGTCGTCATCGCTGACGATTTCGCCCTCTATGCGCAGCTCGACATCCTGATCCGGTTCGGCTGCATTTTTGAATGACCAAAACGGCATTTAGGCAGCTCCTTTCTCGGCGAATAGCGCCTTGATTTCTTCAAATATGGCTTTTGCCTGCACGGTTGCTTCTGCTGTCTTGCCCGCTTCGACCATATTCGTAGGCTCCAAATATCGGTCGCCGTTCGGTATGGGTGGCATATTCTCCAGGCGCCGTATGTCATTGACGCTGAGCCAGCCCCATTGCCGGCCGATAGCGTAGGATTCGGCGCGGCTCTTTGCGTCCCCGCGCAGGAGTGCATCAATCTTAAATTCCACATAAAAACCGGCCATTCGTTCGGCCGGCGTGAGCAGTTGCATATTCATGTTTTCTTCGATGCGTTTGAACCATGGCAGCATCGTATACATCACAAATTCCAGCGATTGGTGCTCGATGTTCGAGAACGTCGCGTTATCCAAGTGCTGGATAAGATGCAACGGCACCCGGTAGATCCGGGCGATATCTTGGAGCTGGAACTTCTTGTTTTCGATCAACTGCGCGTCCATCGGCGTCATTACGAAGGGTTGAAACTTGCCGCCGCTCTCCAAAATCATCGGGGTGCCAGTCCTCTTCATCCCCTGGTAGTTCTTCTTCATTTCTTCCTTGAAACGTATGAATGCCGTGTCCGACATCTCGCCTTCGAAAGTAAAGGCTCCTGAGGGAAATGCCCCGTTCTTGTATAGGTTGACGCCAAACTGCTCGTATGATTGGCCTAGCTGGATCGCAGCCGAAGCATATGTGAGCGGAGAAACTCCGATCACACCGTCCAGGCTGAGGCCCGGGATGTGCAGCGCCGTGTCCCGCGTGAGTGTCTTCGCGACATTTCGAGACGACGAACCGATTTTATAAATCAGCCGCAATGTTTCCGGATCGCGGTCGACCGTGACCTTTTGGCAAGGATACGGGTAGAGCCCGACCAAGCTCCCCCTTCGGTCGACCAGCTTTTCGCTGACCGAATTACCGCCTGTATTCAGCGACATCATCATCTGTTCCTTGAAGTTGAACGGGCTCATTTCTTCGTTCGGCCTATTATGCAAGATGTCGAACACTCCGAGGTCATTCCGACTTTCGCGCCCGCCATCCTCTTTTTTTCGGTATAGTTGGATGGGCACGCTGGCCGCTGTTTCGGCCAATACCCGGAGGCATGCGAACACGGCAGTATATTTCATGGCTGTGGCTGTGCTGATGTTTCCCTGAAGCGGTACCCTCACCTCGTCCTCGCCTATCAAGAACCTCTGGTAAGCTGCGTCGAAATCGTTAGAAAAAAGCAGCTTCATCCGCTGCAGTATATTCAATGGATCACCTCCCCTCATCCGTCTATCAGGCTCCGCATACCGCGACGTTCATAGACTGAACCGGTCTCAGCGCCTTCAAACAGCATTGCGGTAGCCATAGCATTTATCATGGCGACTGTTACGTCGATCCGGTCTTTAGACTTGTTCTTCATAGGCTTGATGTTCTCGTTGCCATCCACGGCCACGACGACATTCCCCCAGCACCAGCGGGCCAAAGGATTGGCCTCATGCGTGAGCTTACCGGTCTTCATGAGCTGTTCAATAGTCTTCATAGCCGGAGACATATGTTTCATGTTCTGCGGAATCTCCACAACCTCCATGCCCGCACGCATCAAGCGCTGGGTTAACATGCGGCTGTTCCACGGGTCCGTTCCGAGTGACGGAACCTGATACTGCTTGTTAGCTGCCAGCAGGCGAGCCTCGACAAATTCATAATCAACCGTATTGCCGGGCGTAGCATACAGATACTTTTGATTCACCCAGCGATCATAAGGCACGCCGTCACGCTGCACGCGTTCCCGCATATTGTCTTCCGGAATCCAGGCATCAAAAATAGCCCGCCAATCTGACAGGCCCTCTTGTGGCGGGAATAGGTAGCAGACTCCCGTAATGTCGGTGGTGCTGGAAAGGTCAAGGCCGGGATAGCATCGTTTGCCGACCAATTCGGAAAGATCCCATTTGCCCGTCGTTTGGTCCCATAAGGTGAGCGGCTGCCAGCCGATGCGTTTCAGACTGACCCATTGGTTCAGTCTTAGCCATCGAAACAGCCGTTCCGCCGCCTCGCTGTTACGTGCGGCGAGCGCTTCCTGTCGAACAGATTCTAGGCTGATGGTGTGCCCAAGCGAGGGGTTCGCCGCGTGCCAGGTCGCTTCGTCAAAGATGTCCGCATCATCCGGAGCACCGTATATCTTGACGTACCAGTGAGGGTCGTTCAGCTCGCCCTCCAGCACCTTACGCGCATATTCATGCTGCTCCCATCCAATGGAGTTACGGTCTGGATCATCCCCAGCTGTCGTGATTACCCACCAGATCGGTTCTTTCCGGGCCGCGCCAGCGCCGAAGGTCATGACATCCCACAGGTTGCGGTTAGGCTGCGCGTGCAGCTCGTCGAAAATAACGACGGTCGGGTTGATTCCGTGCTTCGTGTAGGCTTCGGCGGATAAGACGCGCATGGTCGTGCCGGTCAGCAAGTTCTTGATTTCCTTGCGGCTATCCAGTACCTTCAGTACACCCTCGAATTCTGGCTCCTGTTCGATCATCCCACAGGCCGCCTTATAGACCAATTCAGCTTGCCCACGATCAGCCGCGCAACAATAAATCTGTCCGCCTGGACCATCGCAGACCAAATGATAAAGGCCGATGCCGCCGATCATGGATGTCTTCCCGTTCTTTTTCGGGACTTCGAGATAAGCGAAACGGTATTGCCGGTATCCATCTGGCCTTACGGTTCCATAAACGTCCCATAGAACATCATACTGCCAATCCAGCAGCATAAAAGGCTGACCATAAAAGTCATCGACCGCGTAGAGCATCTGAATAAATTCAATCGGTTCAAGCGCCCGCTGCTTATCATGTGCCATGTCCGCCGCCCGCTCTCCGGTTCATAAACTGAGCCATCGCGGATTGCTTGGCCGGTCCTTCCGGCTGCTTCGGTATCGCCTTGATTCGGCCGGTCGGGTTGAGGAAAAGCCGGTCTTCCAGCTTCATAAGCATTTCTCGGGTCTTCATGACCTTATCAGTTACACCAGCAATTGATTCGTAAATCCGGATGCGATCCTCGGCCTCTTCGACCTCATCGATATCCATCCGCATCCGATCCATCATCTTAGCGAGCGCCTGTTCCTGGCTGACCAGCATGCAGTACCGATTGATGACCTGCTCGTCCAGGCCATCCACATATTGTATTTTCTTGTATAGCTTCTTCAGCCAAAGAAAAACGCGGTGCGCCTCCGGATCTCCCTTCACGGCGGGCGACTCTTTGAAGGTCGTTCCGGTGTACAGCGACTTCTCTGCTTTCTCCCGATGCTCAAGCTCGCGCTTGGTTCGGTGACTCTTCCCCTCCAGCTTAATCAGTTGGGTTGGTTTGCTTGGTCTTCCCGCCATGGTGATCACCCCCTAAAAAATTTTCATTTTGGGAAAAAAATTCGCGTTAATGGGGGCTGCGGTCTCCTATAAATCCAAATTTTAGAGATTTTACCCCCCTACCCCCTGATATCGTTGCCGAACCCTCCGTCCTCTCTGACTGTCTTCTCGCCATGGTGCGAAGCGCAAAGCGGCTGCCAGGTTGATC